CCATTATCTTTTTTTTCTTCATCCATGTATTATACGTCTTTAAAAAGTTTTTTCTTTTCGTCATATGGGGATTTACCTTGTCGCTTGATATTTTCATTTATCATGTATTCTTTCACTATAGATCTCATTTGTTTTTCAGCTTCTGTTTTATCAGCACCTGAATCAACAAGCTCTTTATATCTACGAGACATAATATCTATATCTACTTGCTGTAAAGAATCAAGACCATCTTTTAATCCTTCTTCGACAATATTTGCGTACTCTTTAAAACTTTGTTTAAAATACTTTTTAGTTCCGTATTTTAAATTATCTTCAGCTTTATCAGACATTAGTAATCTCTTTCTTCAGCCATTCTAAAGATTGCTGGATCTACCTTGTTATTAGGTTTCTTAACTTTACCTTCTACATCTGGCCCTAATTTAGGCCCACTATATCCCCCACTAAACTCTAAAGGTTCATTAGGTCTTTTAGGTGCATCAGGTGCAAGTTCCCCTTCCATATATCTTTTCATCATAGTTGTTATCCTCCTCAGTCTATTTTATTTTTTAATAAATCTACGACTCCGTAGAATTTCTTCTTACCTTTTTTAACAATATTTTTTGTCTTATCTTTTATGACAGCAAGACCTTGATCTTTTCTAAACTCTATTCCAATTTTAAATTGATCTTTTAAAGTTGGATCTGTAGCCATAGCTTTATCTTTTTTTTCTGCTGCTGCTTTTAGATCTTTGTCTAATTGATTTTCTTTGTCCATTTTTTTTATTATACTTACTTTTTCTTGTACCTGCGTATACTACAGGTATAAAATTACTACTAGGCCCAAGACTCATTAATAGTCTTTTTCATCAGCCATTCTAAACAATGAATCTTCTACATGCTCAGAACCAGATTTAGTTGGAACAGTAACATCATATTCAAACTCCTGGTATTTTCTAGGTGCATGTTGAGAAAAGTCAATAGTATTGTGTGGCCTGTTAGGCTGTTTGCCTTCAGGTGAATCACTAAACTGACCTTGTTTAACTTTAGCTTTTGGATCAAATTTTGTTTCCATTGCTGTCTCCTATTATAGTTTTATTTTTTTAATCTTTAATATATTTTTAGTTGGTATGGTTGTATGACCACCACCTTGTTTTATTTCTCCGTTTGATTCAAAATTAAAATCAGACATTAAAATCGTAACCTTATCATCTTGTTTCATAAGCCAACCAACAGTACAACAGATTGCTGTAGTTGATTTTTTTATATCAGGTATATCAATCCAAATTGAATCAGCCACGATATCTTCCCACCACGTGATTACCAAATCATATGGGAAAATTTTTTTATTTACTTCTGGAAGTTTTCTTTTTGACACCTTTTAATTTACCAGAATTTTCCATAGCATAAAATACGGCTTCACCTTTTTTCTTGCCGTATTGTTTTACCATAGACTTTTTAATTTTTTTACCTTTTTTATTTAGTGGCATTAATATCCAAATTTGTTATCTGCTGCATGAAAATCATTTTGAGAAATAAATGATCTAAATCTTTGTGCATATTTAGGATGTGTAGGTCTACTCATACATCCGTAACGCAATGCATCATAAGCGTGATCTTCAGCATTAGTGTCTACATCTTCAGGGTTTCTATCGTCTGTTGGTAATGACCCTAAAGTTCTAATTAAATTCTTACAGGTTTTAAATACTCTAATACCTGGTTCTTTATCAACTATCTTTAATCGTTTGTGAACTTCTAGTTTACCATTAATTCTACTTTTAGGTGATCTATCTGATGGCCTCCATCTACAACCATTCTGTATCATCGTCTCTGCAATACTAGGGCCTACATCACCTCTCTTTGCCCATGTGCTAGAATCTAATACTCCGTAATGAATATACTCATCATTCTCTAGCATTCTTACTTGTTTTGCAAAATTATCTGCTGTGACTTTTTTGGTATATAGTTCTCTATAAATCCATAGATTATTATTGTAATCAACAGCGAACCATAAAACACAAGCAGGAGAAGAATAACCCCAGTCAGCAGCACGAAACTTATACCAACCTTTAGGTATCTCAAAAGGCTCAACCACATGTGTTGTTTTACTAAATTCTGGAAAAGCTGAGTCTTCATATGCATCCCAATCTCCATCTAAAAATTGTTTACGTTGTACTTCAGGTAAAGATGCCAACATGATATAATAATCATCAGTCTGCATCAGATAAGGATTATCTTGTAACTTAGCTGGAATAAATCTTCTAGTAATATACTTCTTTCCGTTGGGTGTATCTATCCCTACATCAAACGCTGTATTTGGTTCTGCTGGTTCTACGAACATTTCTCGTACCCATTGCGAACCTACATTGCCTGGATTACCTGTAGCTCTCATGTAAACAGGTATATCTTTATCAACGGATCTTAAAGAAGATCTTAAAAAATTATAAATATCTGGCGAAGGATATTGTGGAAGTTCGTCTATTCCTATCCATGTGTAAGATTGACCTTGGTATCTTAACGCATCCGTCATGTTTTCTGCGTAACCAAACTCTATCTTTGCCCCTGATGGGAATCGCCACTCTTTTTCTTGTTCTCTCCATTTGGCTCCAGGATATGCTTTAGAGTATAATAGTTGAGACTTTTGAATTAAGTCTCTTAACTCTGGCATAGTCCTCCTCACTAGTAGTGCCCTATGATTAGCACTTGAGCAATAACGAAGTGGATCTACTAGCATCGCATATGATTTTCCTCCACCTCTTGCTCCACCATAAAATACTTCTCTTTCAGAAGCTGCAAGAAATTGTGTCTGTGGGCCACTGTTAGGCTTAAAGATAACTTCTTGCTGGTCTATATGCTCTTGTACATTTTTAGGAGCACTATCAATTATATCTTCCGTAAGTAGTTGTGTGTCTTTACCAGTAAGTGCTTTGTCAATAGTTAACAATTTCTTTTTGGTATTTTCTGCAGACATCTTAGCAGAACGTAAAGTTTGTTCTGCCTTTGCAACCTTCTTACGGCTACGAGCTAGAATCTGTTTGACTGACTTCTTGGCTTTCTGTTGAACTATCTTCTTTGGTTTGGGTGGTGCTATTTCGTTCAAGTCTTTTTTTAAGTCCGACATGTGATATGTATCTTCCTGTTTTTCTATGTAGCCAAGATGCTGTCTCTCTTAATGAACAAGTCTTTGAATATTCTCTTGCTTGATTAAGAGCATCTAATTCTTCTCTTATTGGTTCCAGATATTCTGGATTATCAGCTTGTTTAAAACCAAAAGGTATAGTCCTAGCTCTTTTCTTTATCCGTATTGGTTCCATCTTTTGCTGGTAGTATAAATATTCCATGCATTGCTTTCATATTTATATCAAGTGAATCTTTTTTTGCTAATCCCACCCTATCTAATATCGAGTTAGCAGCTGCTAGACGAATACTTGCCTGTGGTGTAGTGCCGTCTTCGTCTAGTAAGGTGATTAACCTATTAACTGCTTTTGCAGAATGTGTAGATAAGTGAGTTTCTGCTAATTCTGTTATTTCTTTTTTGAGATTACGCACAACCTTTGGGTAACTATGCTCTGAGTAACCTGCTATTCTTGCTGCTTCTCGTGGATTTCCTTGCGCTTCTGTGAAAAGAACGTCTAGGAACTTCTCTTGCATATCTGTCAAGTTTCTTTTTTGAGTTTTTGTTATAGAAGAATCCATTGTTTGCGTTTATTATCTCCATTATTTCCTTAAAAGGAAGTTTTTTTACTTTGTTTATGTTTAAATTTACCATAATTTCTATATTATTCGTGATGACCCTTGTTTTCTTATTAGAATATGCGTGTATGTGTGTCCTTTGAATAATATATAGTACCTATTATAAGGGTGATTAACACTTTTGTCAAGGAATTTTTGAGGTTAAATTTCATATGCGACATTATGGCAATAGACAAATGGAGTTAAGAGGTGTATAATGTTATTAGGCACTGCCAGGGGGGTCTAACATGTATACCTTAGGTAAATTTACAGCTACCCCCTAGGGTATTCCCTAGTACATTTACTAGAATATTCCCTAGCCCCCCAGTGGTTTACAGGGGATCCTCAGATTTTCTGGTAACTGCGTATATACATATAGGGGGAGTAGGGGTGGCACTGGTGCACCCTTGTGTTTCTTAGGTTTTTTGCTTGTTTCTTTTTTTATTTCTTTTGGGGTTCCCTTGGGTTGCCCTTGGTTTACACTTGGGATTGATCGAGGTAGTTTAAAATTTTGTACCCTGAAATAAACTGGTAACTACTTTTGAATTATACTCAGGCACAAAAAAAAAGGCCCCCGTATTCCTACAGGGGCCCCTTAATTTATTACTTAATATTATTTTAAGATATTAAATAAATCTAAAATTGACGGCTTATTTTTTTTAATATTTCTGACAACATAATCAGAGTTTAAATGTACAAGTTTAGCATTGGCCAATACATTCACAGCTTGACTAATTTCTTTTAATGACGTTGCCATGGAATTCACATCATCTAAAATTTGTTTTTCCATTTTGTTAGGCTTGTATTCTTTAGTCATTAGTAATTACCCCCTTTATAAATTATATTATTAAGTTTATTTAAATTAAATTTTAAAACCATTTCCGAATTGCTACGATCAGGATTAATTTTATCCCCTTGAAGATCCTGTACAGTTACAATTCTTATTGGTTCAAAATGATATTTCATATTTGGATGATTATACCCATTATGATCTAGGTTCACTCTTCTACTAAAATTTGATAAAGCCTGTTTTAAATTATCAGTCTCAGTATAACAATAATTTCCAATATCAAATGTATACAAACTGAATTGCTTAGTCATTATTAGTTACCCCCTTATTCCAGATTAAATCATTCTCTTTTTCAATTGCTTTTTTAAAAGTAACCTCATTAAAATTTGGATTATCTTTTTTAAAAAAATTACAAAGTAAGTTTAATAATTTTTTATCATCATACTTATGTAAATTATTTTGATAAGACTGGCCCAAAATTTTAGCTATATCCTCGTAATGTCTTCTTGAGAATTTAGGCTTTTTCTTTTTTGTTTCCATTTGTCCTCTTTTGTTAAGTTAATTTAATTTTATTATAGTTATAATTATGGCCAAATATTGTTTTAAATCCATGTTCTCTTTATGTTCTATTAAATGGCCTCTAGTTGAGAATGATTCTCAGTCATACAGCTATTTTAAAGGGGGTTCAATTATTTTTTGATACTCTGGTACCCATAAAAAAAGGGCCCATATTTCAGGGCCCCTTTAATGTTTATTATTAATTATATTATATTGCGATCTTAAATTGTTTATTGAATTTACTTTTTAACTCTTCAATTGAGTTACTTTTTAATTCAACACTTGACGCATTGTCCACAACCCAAGAGCCATAAATATCTTTTAAAATACTATTCTTAGATTGTTTTCTTCCTGTTTCAACTATTTCTTCCAAAGTGTTTCCATAGTTTGTTAATGTTCTTAAATGGTTTTCAATTTGAAGAATTGCATCTAAGCCGTTGTTATCATCTAAGTATGTTAATTGTTTTTTAATACTATCAGACATGGCTTGTGCTTTTTCAGGTGTGTATTCACCTTTAGTTAAATCCTCAGTTACAACCTCTAAGTCTTCGCTGTCTTCAGTGGCTGTAATTCCACGTTCAACTGTTACATTAAACATATATTTCTGAGTTAATTTTTCTAACAAACTAAAATTACAATCCATGAAATAAACTTTGCCTTCAGGGTTTGCTTTTTTTAAATTGTCGTTATCAACACCAAAAATAGATTTAACTATTTCATTTTTTAAACAAAAGACATTTATCCTGACAATCTTTTTATCAAATTTATAATTTGATTTATCAAGCGTCATTATAAATAAAGATGGATACAAAACTCTATTGGCTGTGGTTCTAATAGCGTTTGCCCTGATCTTATCATCACTCTTTTTTACTGTGTGATCTGGTTCAGGCTTTGCTTTGTTATCTTCTTTTGCTTTTTTCTTATCTAGTTTAGTTGCTTTTGATTTATCAATTTCAACTAGATTTTTAAAATTGGCTAAAGGTAAAATTATTCTATCAACCAATCTTTTTCTCTCAGTGTTTATTCTATCAACATTTAAAAAGCCTCTAGTCTCAGTTAATATCTGATTTGGGGCCTTAATTCCTAACATAGAATAGACACTGTCATTTCCATATTTAAAGTTACCTTTATGAAATAATTCATTATTTCTCTGAACTATCCCCATGGAAGTAACTTCATTTTGGATATGATTATTTCCAATGCTTGTTAACATTGTATTTAATTGCTTATCCATATTTCCTCGCTTTCTTTTTTTATTTATATTTTTAAGCATAATAACTTTATATAGATAAATAATTATAAGTCAAATTAATATTATATTTATTCGTTATTTTAAATAACCCCTGTAAAATATAGGTTTTTTAACACTTATCCACACATTTGATTTATCTTAAATAACCCCTGTAAAATATAGCTTTTTTACATTAACGAATAAATAAGCCATTTATTTAAGGTATTCCATTTTTGCATATACTAACTTGACCTATGCAATTTTTGCATATACTAATGAGTTATTAATTAACTTAAAAGGGAAATACAAAATGAAAAAAAATACAGTAGTTATATTTGAGGATAAAAAAATAAAGATACCATTTGATATAATAGTTGATCCAAAAAAAGCAAACGAATTAGAGACAGTAACTAATTGGGCCTCAGGCCAAAAGGCTATAATACCTAAGTTTGCTGTGGCTGTTTATGATGTGATTAAAGGGTCTGAATTATTTTATAACAATGGACAATTTCAAATGGCAACGATTATTAATCAGGGCCGTTATTGGTTCCAGAAATATTTTATAAAAGAATATTATACTTTATTGGATTAGGCCATGGATTTTGAAACATTAGTATTTAATTTATTTTTTATATTGGTTGTCATTATTGGCTTAACCTTAGTTGGGATTTTATGATCGAACTATTAACTGAATTATTTATTGGCTTAGACACTATTCCTAAAGTTTTAATAATGTCACTACCAGTATTGATAGCCTTATCTTTTTTTAAAAAAATCTAGCCGTATATACAAGGACGCAGTCGAGGCCCCAAATGATAGGGCTTGACTTATTTTTATTTTAGTTGTAACGTATACCTATAACAACGGAGTAAAAATATGAAAGCAATAATGTATGTATCTTTATTATGGATTACGCTTGGAATATTGATAAGTTTCGTTGGTGTATAACCATAGTAAAGTGAGGTAGTTATAATGTACCGAGGGGGGTGTGTCGTATTGACATACCCCTCTTTTTTTTGTACTGTGTGTATATAACAGGAAAGGACACAATGCCAGATCAAACTAGTAACGAGATATCCCACGTTCAATCAGTTAATCGTGGAAGACAGGGTCAACGTAACAAGATAAAAACAAACTTATCAAAAGAGACACAGGCCGTACTTCAAAAGAACACTGAAGAGTTGGGTGTGGACAAAGTTAAAAACCAGATAAGTTTATTCTTTAGAACACCGATTGACAAAGTAAATAAACTATAGTATAAAGTAATTGTACACGTTCAAGTCAGGCGAGATCAGTATAGCTTAACTACTTGAATCAGGGGGGTGGGTAGTTGCAACATACAATTCCTACTGCGAGACTTTGGTTAGTACGATTAATGAAACCCAAAGTTGTTTGAAACCTATGCGTAAGATCAGCTATGTTAGGCCATTATATACACGTCTAATATCCTTACGCATCAGCCCGAATAGTAACAATTAAATGGAGGAAAACTATGTCTTGGTTATTGTATAAAGTAGAAGTGGTTGGAACTTACACTTTTATTTATGCTCAAAAGTTATGGGGATTACTACCCTTTTAAATTAGTATGAGAGACTTCTATTGGCTATTAATATATTTTGCAATCATGGCCACGTTAAGTTATCTAGTAGCGTGGTATAATGGTTATGTAATTTAAGAATCTTTTTATCCCTCTTAGTTAAAAAGACACCCCCTTGTAGAAATACAGGGGGGTTTTTTATTTGACCTATACAATTATTTAATGTACTGTGTAATTACTTTAAAGGAAGGAAACACATATGTCGTTAGAAAACATAGAAGCAAACACACACGATACACCTACAGTTGATACTACCCACGAGTTAAAGTGGAAGAGAACTGTACGTAGACATGCGATTAATATTCTTGCTCTGATTGAGAATGATGGGAAACCTACCCAGAAGATGAACTATCAGATAAGAAAATTGCATGAGGCCTTTACCTATTGGAACAGTGACGTGGCAACGTGGGTCAAGCATAGATTAGTCTTACCGACTACTCAGCCTGTACCACAGACCGAGTTACAAAAGCCAGAGGTAGATCCTATCAAAATGGATTGACATACTCAATCTTAAGTGTTATAACTAAAGGGTAGTCAGCGAGAGTTGGCTATCCTTTTTTTGTAATGGCTGTTTAACAATACTTTACAGATCAAGGCAACGGGCCATGTGATGAGCATCACTATAAGTTAATTAACTATGGCCCCTGAAAGGAATAGGGGCAAGACTAGCGATGGTTAGTGAAAAATGTATACACTCTTGCCCCTTTAAAACTAAACGGAGGAAATATGATATACGCAGATATACAGCATGGTAAGGTCTCAGATTTTATTATAACACTGATGACACAAACCAAAGCTAAGAAGATCCGAGCAGGATTTATAAAAAAAGATGGTAGCTACAGGGTAGGCAAGTTTGATTTGAAACATAGAAAAACTTGGAAACAATTAGATGGCACCATGTATAAACGTAAAGGTAAGAAGAGAACCACAAACCCAGATGAGAATATACTTGTGCATGACCTTGTTAAAAAAGCACCGAGGAATATTCCTGTATCTAGATTGTTATGGTTCAGTGTAGGTAAAAAGATATACAAAGTACAAAAGATAAAAGATGATAATACCAGTAGAATATTTATGTTCGAGAGAGTTAAGTTTAATCATCTAAAAATATTAATGAGTACAAAAGAAATCAACGCTAAGTTTGGTTTAAAGTTTTTACACTAATATGATTACAGTAAGTTATGGCCTAGGCATGTTTGCCTACAATATGATTTGCCTATTTATAGGGGCCATCATAGCATATAAGATAATAAATAAATTTAATAAATGAAACTATCATATTTAATTTATTCAATTCTTATAATGTACTGGACAGTGTTATTAATTTTAACTAATAATCACTATGGTATATACTAACCCCCCCTGCAACGACAGGGTACCTTATCATAGATCCGATTAAAATTCAATGCGTCATGTTGACCAAATAAAAAAATTATGTTATTGAGGTAGTATGGAAAAAGCAGTTACAGAAACAAGAACAAGATCTCCAGAAGAGAAGATATGGATTGCAGTTATTCAACAGAAATTTGAAGATGCCTTTGAGTTAGGTATGGGCCACAACTTATCTATGGCCGAAGTACAGAAAGCAAGAAACTGGTTTTACACAAAAGATTGTGCTATAACTTGTGACTACGTTGGCACAACTAGAGATCACATACAAAAGTTATATAATAAATTATCTGGTAGGTGGAAGTCAGGATTGCTAACTAAAGATGAGTTAAGGTTTGCAATAAGAAAGTTAGAGTTAAAGATATGAAAAAACTAATTAGTAAAATAAATGTATGGTCATTGTATTATAGAACAGAGATTGTCTGGTTTACCATTGGCCTTGTAGTAGGGATTATATTGTGAGAATAAAAGAATTAGAAAAAAAGATAGGCACACTATCAAACCCTAGTAAGATGCCCTCTTATGCGTGGGGTATATCAGCAAAGAAATGTATTACTGGCAGTAAGTTAGCAAAGATCCCAGGTACTATTTGTAATAAATGTTATGCACTCAAAGGCCATTATGCTTTTAGAAATGTATTTGATGCCCATGAGATAAGACGTAAGGCCATAGAGTTACCAGAGTGGGTAGATTATATGTCAGAACTATTGACCTTAAAGTATAAAAACCTAACAAAATCAAGGAGATACCACAGGTGGTTTGACTCTGGGGATATACAATCCTTTGCACATTTAATGAAGATATTCGAGGTGTGTGAGTTGACACCACATATAAGATACTGGTTAGCAACAAGAGAGTATCAGTTTATAAAAAATATTAAAGAAGAAGATGTGCCAAAGAATTTATGTTTGCGTGTATCAGCAATAAAAGTAGATAGCCCACCACCTAGTTTTTGGAAGTGGACATCTGGTGTACACAAAGATAAAAAAGCAATAGGTAGAGAATGTCCTGCTTACAAACAAGATGGTGAGTGTGGTAGTTGTCGTTCCTGTTGGAATCGTAAAGTTAAACAAGTAAGTTATAAGGAACATTAGAATGGTAAAAAATATAGTACTAGAGATACGGAGTATAATAAATGATTATCAAGATGTATTGTCAAAAGATATTGAGCAGTCATTAAAAAATCTTATTGACTTTGTAGAAAAAAATAATTCAATAACAAAAGGCCAGTTAATTACTGAAACTTTTAGAGGTAATTATTATGCCAACAAAAATGCAGTGATGTTTGATTTACAAAACGGAAAACAAAATGTAGTTTGTTTCTGTGATAATATTTATACAGCACAAGGTATTGTTGAAGGACTAAATGCATTAGATAAACTAGAAGCAGATGGGATAGAATTAAAAAAATGATAAAACATTATGAAGTACAAACTAAATTTACTTATGGTTGGGAAAATGTTTGGCGTGATGAAAATGGTAATTTAGAATATTTTAAAACTAAAGAACAAGCTATGAAAGCATTAAAAGAGAATGTTGATGATTGGAATAATGACCCAAACACAACAGAGATATATTCTTATGACGATTATCAAGTTGTATATACTGATAAAAATAATAATAAATTTTTAGTTTTTAAAACATTGCAAGAAAGAAATAAACAAATTATGAGAGATGATTTAATGGTACAACAACAAGTAGATAATGCATGGCAACACATGGTGGGTGTCATATGTTTAAACCAGACAGGCCGTAAGAAAGTTAAGAAAGTATTACCAAACTTTTTTAAAAAATTTCCTAGGCCAGACATATTACTAGAGTCAGACAGAGATACGATAGCAAGTATGATTAAAACTTTAGGTATGCATAATGTTAAGGCCCAAAGGATCTGGAGAATGTCAGAGGATTATTTAAGATGGGATGGGGAAGATGCAACACAATTACATGGTATTGGTAAGTATGGTAGTGACAGCTATAGAATATTTTACAAGCATGAGATACCAGATAATGTAGAAGACAAAGAACTCAAACGATATATAAGGGAGGAACTATGAGAGAGTATACATTTTTAAGAAACGATGGAGATAAAAAAATAATAGAAGCTAGAAGTTTAAAGAAAGCACTGATAAAATATGATGGTAAACCTAAAGATCATGACAACCATGTGTTCATAGCTTGGGTTAGTAAGAAAAAAACTCAATGCAATAAACTTGTAAAGTTACCATATGTAACTAGAAAAGAGAGAAAGGGTAAACTATGATAAGACTAATAGATATAACATATGATGATATAAGAAATGGTGTTCAATGTGATAATAGTAAATGTGCAATAGCAAGAGCATTGAAAAGAGAATACAAAACAGATGATATTAGTGTATATATTCCAGATGATATAATTACAGATGTAAGTACACCAGTATTATTAGTAAATAGAAAAGAGTTAAATATAAGACATGGAAATGATGTGTTAGATTTTATTGATCGTTATGATTATATGGGTGATGATTATTATCCAGAACCTAAACCATTTACATTAGAGGTAGTAGAAAAGGTGGGTGCATGAGATTAAGATACGGAAATCAGATAAGGCAAATCTTAGAGAATCATTATGAATGGTGCAAACAAAATGGTAGAGATGTTTC